ACAAATTGTGTTACACCGTTATTAACTACAGCTGATGTTGTTACATCCTCTATTGGATAGAATGAATATGTTTTGCCATCTTTTGCAGATGATAATGCTGTTCCTCTAGATAATACGAGTGTTGTACTTGAAAATGTTGATGGAGGTGTTACAGTTATTGAAACTGTTGCAGTTGAACCTAAATGAGATCTAGGTGTATATCCTAATCCTTTAGCAATTGAAACTACTGATTCTCTTTTAATAGCTGTATCAATAAAGTTTTCATTAGCTAACATGTGGCCTATCATTCCATTGTAATGGGTATTGTAAGACAACATATCAATAAGAACTGAGAGAGCAGAGCCTTCAAAGTTATAGTCTTCAAACTCTGATTGAGATTGTAGGAATGTTTTTAAGTTTGCTTTGATATCATCAAAGTCTAATTCTGATACATTTAATTGCGCCATCTATCTAAGCCTCTCCAAATTTAATTCTAGTTCTTGAGGTTCATTAAGTCCTATTACCTCAAAATATATTTTTACTTTATATTCGTTTCTATCATATAACGGTTCAACCAATACTTGATCTATTTTAACTCTTTTTTCATAGTTTGTAAATAAAGTTTCTAATCTTTTTTCTATGCTACCAGCTGTGAAGGGTGTCATAGGTTCAAATAACATCATCATTATATCAGATCCAAGTTCAGGATGAAACGGTCTTTCATTCATCTGTGTTTGAACCAATGTGTACATTGACTGTTTAACAGCCTTAGAATCTATTTTTTTGTTTAAGTCTCCAGTGATTGCATTCTTAGTAAAACTTAAATCAAAGTCTTTGTAGATTCTAGCCTTGTTCTGTCTGATGATAGCCATATTAGTATTTATACTTAAAAGTCAAAGTTTGGTAGCTCTATATCAAAGAAATCAGCTCCTTGTTTTTTAGATACTTTATCGACTTCTACATATACTTTACCTACTTTAGGAAGTTCAGGTAATCTACCTCCTCTAATAAGAGCTACAGGATCAATGTCTGGAATAGATGTAGGTATACCCAATACTTTAGCATTGATTCCTTGTGTTTGCACATTAGGAACTAACTTACATATACTATCTAAATCCATAGCTCCCGATCTAAGTAGTCCTGCTAAGTTGTCTATATCAACTTCATCTACACCAGCGTATTTATCTTTCATATAATCTAACTGGCTTTTTAATTGTGGTAATGCTAAAACACCTAATGCAATAAGTCCTGCTACTTCTTTCATTTCATCTTGTAGGCTTTTAGCAGCTGCTGGTATTTCTGGGAAATTAATGGTAGGTATAGCATCGCTTAATTTATCCATTAAGCCTTGTGCTGCACTCTCAGCATTCTCTTTTAAATTAGCAAGTTCGTCCATACCAGGTATGTCCATTATTGCTGCGTCTATTTTGGCATTTAAAGCATCCACTTGGTCTGCTGCTGCCTTCATTGCTTCACTTGGTCCGCAACTCATTTTGTCCTCCTATTAGTCTGGGGCTGTGGTTGTTCCTGCCGAACTACCACCGCTTATTGTATGTGTATGTCCAAAGCCTGATTTACCATTAGATAAATGATCTACGGTTGCCGTGCTTGTTCCTGTTACATCTACATCTTGTGTAATATCTGTATTGCTTGCTGTTAATGTTTGTTGGTTCTCAGATTTTAATAATTGTGTATCTTGTGTCTCAATTTCCATTTTAGATTTAGATTTAAAGTGTCCTTCACCACCTGTTAACATTAACATATTACTACCAGATGCGTTTCTTAAAACACCACCTACTTGTTGAACTCTATTTTTAGATACCGTAGTGTTATGTGAAGCAGCGTATGTTTCTGTAACTGATTTGGATACAGATTCTGTTAAAGAACCTGTTACAGTTATATTTTGATTCTTTATAATTGTTTGTGCGTCATTTAAAGTTACACGAGCTGCTCTCTCGCCACCAATTAAATCATTAACATCAGTACTAACTTTTCTAGTATCACTACCTGTAATAGCTGTGTGTCTATCGCCATGTACTGTTAAGAAATAATCGCCTTCTATTTCTTCATACTTGTCTCCCTGGACAAGAACTTTAGCATCACCTACAATCGTAACATTACATGAACCTCTTATAACAACATTTTTATCTTGTTCAATAATTTCATAATCGGAACCTTTAATTCTATTTACTCTTGTTCCGTCTGCTTGTATTTCCTCATAGTTGCCTATAGGATGATACCAAGAATATCTTTCATTGCCTGCTGTGTTATCTGTTTCAGTTACAAAGCCACTTTCTGTTTCTCTAACTTGATTAAAAGGATACATAGATGTATATGTACCTAACTCTGTGGGAACTCCTGTTCCTCCACTTTTTAAATCTGCTTTTGCGTCCCAATACTTTGGTGTAAACTCTTCTAACTTAAATGTATCGTATGGGCCTTTAGCTCTTGCATATGGCTCGTCCCATTTTTCTCCGTCGTAGTCTTTCCCTTCTTTTTTATCTGACTGTCCTGTCATATCAGGAGCTCTGGCTGTTCTTACTTCTGTAACTCTCTCTGCTCTTTTTGTAATAAGACTATAATGTGTTTCTGCTGCTTCATCTCTGGAAAGTCTAGGCAAGTCTGGTTCACCTACTCCTGCGAACCCTTCTTCTGCTGGTTCATCAAATCCTCCTCGAGGATAATTCTTACCAGGGTCGTTAAATCCGTCTTCTGTTTTTAGTTCTTCGTTCTTAGGTTGAGGTAATCCAGCTAAAGAACCTATGATAACAGGCATCTGTCCTTCTTCGCCGTCTGCAAAGAATCCTATAACTGTTGATCCTGGTAATAGATTAGGTGTTTCCATTATTCCAGATGTAGATGCGTTTGTAGGAGAATTAATAACAGATGCATATGGTAAATGTTTTGTGGGTAATGTTTCTGTATTACCTGTATGGTAACCCATTATCCTAACTCTATATCGTCCTGACTTTGTAATGTCTGCTCTGGACTCAATAACTCCTACCCACCATATCCAATCGGGGATATTTAATTTACCATAATTTTTATTTGATGTCATCATTCACTCCGTCATCCACTATTCCAATAGATTTTGCTAATCCATTTTTAACTATTTCCATCTTCATAACATAACCTATTCTATCTATTTTGTGTCTAATTGCTGTAATTAAATATGCTCCTGTCAATACATCATCTACAATATCATCGTATGTAGCATCTGCAGGTTTATCTACAGCTTTAGGATATGCTAACTTAATTAATTTACCTACTTCAATATCTGTTCTACCTGGCACATCCATTTCAAAAGTATAATCCTTAAATGAATTAAAGTAATTAGCTCTGAATAAAGTATTGTTTACTACTGCTGCGTTGGTTGTTTTTAATTTACCTCCAGGAATACCTTGAGGTGTTGATCCATATGCAAAACTATTTAATAATTTAATACCCATTTGAGAGTATGGACTTCTAGGAGTACCCGAAGGTACTGGTATGCCATCATCTGTATGGACAAAACTTTCAAAGTCTTCTCTTACATCGACATAGGTTTCTATTCTTTCTTTTGTAAATAAATCATATGCTCTTACTGATTGGGAATAATATCCAGAGTCTACTCCATCTAATGTGTCTATAGTTCTAGGTATTTTTAAATCTTCTATTGTACAATGTTTTTTACCTAAGTTAATTCCTATAAAGGTATCTCCGCCTCCTCTGTGAGGTACTTCTAATCCAGGAGTAGAATACACATATTCCTCAAACAGTTGTTCTTTTTGTACGGATATTAATTGTTGTAAAGAGGTAAAATAATAAGATTTATTACTTTCATAAAAGACGAAGTCCGATCCTACATGTTGATTACCCTGTGCATACTTTGTTAGGTATTGTAAATTTTGAGCTGGTGTCCAAAAATTAGATATGTAATTAACATTAGAAGCATGAGGTGTATCACCAATAACTAAAGTAGCTTTTTCTTTTGCTTCTACAGGTCTACGATATTCCTGCATATATTCTTCATATATATCTTCTACGATATCTTGTGTATTACCTGTGTATCGTTTGGATATAGGTATAGCTGCGTCAGATATACCCTCAATAGACATAAAACCTAACTCGTATGTTTGTGCTCTATCTGTTGTTAGGGATCTATTGTTTATAGAATAAACTTGAAATGATTTATCAATAACATTATCTGGAACATCTTCGTATGTAGCTGTTCTTAACTTCATTGTAATAAGTTCGCCACCACCAATACCATAAGACCCTATTAAGTTAATTGCATCGTTAACAAGTACTGTTCCGTGTATGTGAGGATTCCAAACATCTTCATAGATGTTTAATTCAATTAGATGTCCTACTAAATCATGCTCGTGCATATCTCGTGTAGTCAAAAACAATTCATCGATTATTAGTTGACCGGGTTGTTGTAGGTTTTCCTCTGATTTAATATCTGTCATAATGTATTATTTAACCAATTTCTTATATTGTACTACTATGTCCTTTAAGAATATTTTATCTAATAAATATATTTGTCTTTTAGTTTCGTTTAAATCTGTTTCGTAATCTGTATTTGTAACAGCTTTAATCTCTCCATTAGCTAATCTTGTTGCATTCCAATCTACAATAATATCAGAGTCATCTGATTCAACATAATGATGAACATCAGTTCCATTATTGGAACCATATTTGTCTGTAACATAATCAGCTAATTGCCTAGAACCTTTAGGCCATTCATCTACAACATTAACAATATTATTAGATAACAATACAATCCAATGATACTTTGTAGAACCATAGTAATTATATGCTACCTGTTCTGCAGTCTCGCCATCGTTAACATACATAGCCACAAGGTTCAATCTGTTTTTAAAATATTTGTCTATGTGTACTCTTCTAAAAATATCAGGTACAATAACTTGTCTTTGTTTTTTATCTTTATCCTTCCAAGGATACAATATTGTTGGTAGTGCTTTAAAATACATTTATAATCCTGCCTCGATACGATCTTTTGTAAGTGCTTCTAGTTCTACAAATTGTAATTCCATTGTAATTTCTGTTGCCGCACCGCCTGAATCTTTAAATGTATTAAACGATCCATCGGCACCATATACTATTTTACAATTTTTTAATGCACAAGATGAAATTGCTGGTAAGTGAGGATTTTTCTCCATCTTACCCGTCTCAGAACTCAATGTTTCAAATACTAGACTAAACTCTGCTGGATATATTAAAAATAAATCCCCTGGTGCTTTTGCCGGGTGCATGTGTAATCTAAACTTTCTAATTAATTCTTCTACTTGATTTTGTTCTGCTTTATTCCTAGGAGAGAAAGTGTAACTAAATGAGAACTGCCTAAAGCCCATTGATTTAAATAATTGTTCTTTGTATGGGTTATTAACTTTCTTACTTGAAGCCTCGAGTACTGCTCCCAAGTCCATACTAGCTCCTAAAGCTGATGGTAATGCTGCTGCTGTTGCAATTACTCCTCTGGCTGCAAACTCTCCTGTACCTGATAAATCTCCTAAACTTTTATTTCCTGCTCCTAAGTATGCTCCTGCAACTCCTGTATCCACTTCGTCCCAATTAGCTGCGTATGCTGCTATAAAAGATTGAGGAACATAAAGTGCAATGTCATCTACAAGTCTTATTGTTTCTGTCGGTGTTGCCATTGCTCCAGATACTTCTCCAGCTATTCCAGTTGCCGCAACTGTTAATAAACCTTTACCTAAAAGGCTTGCTCCATCACCTGTAGCTGCTTGTGCTCCTTTTGCTAACATACCTACAGCTGCTGTTAGTTGTCCACCTCTTTTTAATGCTCTTTCATAGTTTTCTTCTTTAGCTCTGTTTTGAGATGTATAATCTTTAGATAACGCTGCCTGTGCAGCTGCATGTTCTGAGCCACCCGCCTTTTTCTGTGCCGCTGCTGGAGCATATCCTA